AGCCCCGAACTGCTGCATCGTCTCAGTGGCGCGCGGCCCTTTAGCCCCGTGGCGGGCGGCCTCCTCAAAACTCTGCTGAGTGATGTTGCCTGTGGCCTGCCCCTCGGTTAGCGGGACCTCGAATTCCTTCGCCATCCGGATGCGCTGGTTGGGATCGACGCCGGGAGCCGGCGGCCGCATGCCTTTGTTGCGTCCCAGATAGCCGGGAATGCCGACCGCGCCGGCCCCGCCGAGAATGCGTGCCCCAGTTTCCAGTAGCGGATTGCCCGGCGCCAACGTCTGAACCGCCTGCCCTGCCCCCTCGCTAACCAGTCCCGGCAAGACGCCGCGCTTAAGGATGTTTCCGCCGAGCTGAGTAAGGCTCTTGACCGGAGATGCCACCGCGCCAGTGGCGAACTCCCCCGCCGTAGCGGCATACTTACCAGCAGTAGTCTGTGGCTCATGCAGTTCGATGGCGCCGGGTACCTTCGCAGCCGCGTCACGAATGTCCTGTGATGTCGGCGGACGAAATGTCTGCGCCTTGCTGCGGCCTTGTTCCATTGCCGCTTGCTGCTCTGGCGTTCGCTTGTAGCCAAGCAGGCTTTCCGCCTTATCGAACAGGGAACCGATACCCCAATCGGCTAAAGCCGGCAGGTCGCCCGCCATGCCCGGTATATTAGCCACACCTCGGGCAAGCCCCGTCCCAGCTGACTTCGCCACGTCCTCGGCTACATTTACCGGAGGCGCATCCGGCGCTGCGCCGCCCTTCATCTGCGTCAGCGCCTTCATCGCCGATGCTGCGTCAGGCGCAGTAATGTCGTAAGTCGCCCCGTCCTTGCCGGTGAGGCTGAAGTCAGGCATCAGCGGGTCCTCTTGATGGTGACGCCGTCGATCACTGTCTGGCCACCCACGGGCAGGTCGGGCGCACCCGTCGAGCCGGCAGCAGGCTTGTTCTTCTGGAACTCCCGCCATTGCGCCATCGGGTCAGGCAAGGCGGCAATCTGCCGGTTGCCCTCATCCCGTGACAGTGACCCGCTTAACACCCGATTGGCGATGTCGGCTGCCTTGGCCTTGGTCTGGAACACCGACGTTAGGGTCTGCGTGGCAATGGCGTTGGCCTGCGGATCGGCGCCTACCGAACCCATGGTCTTGAGGAATTGCGTCAGTTCGAAATCGGACTGCGCCCCCGACCCCGGCACCCGCAGCGATGGCGCCAGCCGAGCGGCGATGGCGTCGGCTGCCTGGATGTCGGACAGGTTCTCGACATTGATGCCGAACTGCTGCGCCCAAGGCCCAATGGCGCGCTTGATCTCGGCTCCCTTGCCAGTCCCGATGTTAGCGTAGAGTTGCTGCAGCGTCTGAACATCCGAGAGACCCTGCCGCGCCGCTGCGCCGCCCTTGGCGATCTCGCCGAAGTTCTCAGCCTGGATTTCGGCGCCCTTCTTGGAAAAGGCATTCTCGGGATTGCCGAGGTCGATCTTGGTGTTCGATGCGCCGGCTTGCTTCAGGGACGTCTGGTAATCGAGGAATGTGCCCTTGTAACCCTGGCTGACGGCGAACTGATATTCCTGCAGAGCGGCGATCGGATCTTTAGGCTTCAACGCGTTGCTGATCACACTCGTCCCAAGCTCGGGAATCTTCCCAGCCGCGGCGGCCAGTTCGGCCGGATAGCCGAGCTTCAGCATCGCCGACTTCATCGCCTCTTGCCGGCTTTCCAGTTCATCCCGCGCCTTCTGCTCCTTGAACTCCGGCGCCGCCTGCGACGCCCCGTAAAGGAAGGGGTTCCCGACGTTCTTGTTGCCAATGTTGGCAAAGCCGGTGACCAGGGCGTCGATCGTCGCCGGGTTCTTCTGGACCCACTGGCCGAGACCGGCGCCCATCCCGGCGGCGGCGCCCGACGTGCCCCCACCGCCGCCAAACAGGCCGCTGAGAAAGCCGCCGCCTTGACCTCCCGCCGCAGGAGCCAGCGGAGCCGCATTGGCCGTCGCAGCACCTGCCCCAGCCGCCGCAGGAGCCGCGCCCGTGCCTATGTCCGAGCCAAGGAGCCTGTCCGTCCCGTAGCCGCCGGAAAGTATCCCCGTTCCGCCTTGGGTCTCATCGGTCGCCAGCTGGTTCGGCACACCCTGCTGCTGTTGCTGCATCATCGCCAGCAGCCCGTTGCCCTGATCCTGGCCCTGGCCGTATCCCTGCCCCGCCCCCTGCTGCCCGAGGATGCCCTGCAGGATGTCGAGAAGCCCACCGTAAGCCATAGCGTTCTCCTCAGAATGGCAGGCCCATCATCGGCGCCAGCTTGAACAGGCTGCCGAGCATGTCGCCGACACCGTTGGCATTGCCCGGCACCGTCGACGTCTTGGTGCCGAACTGACCCAGCGAGCCGCCCAGCCCGTAAATCGCGTTGGCCGCCGACAGCCGCTGCCACGGTGCCTGTTGCCCCTGGTTGTAAATGTCCAAAAGGCTCTGCCGCATCTGCGTGTCGTAGCCCTCGCCAATCTTGCCGGCCTCCAGGGCCAGGCGAGCCGGATTGCTGAGGTTGGCGTAATTCGTCGCGGCATTCTGGCCGAGGTTTCCGAGAATGTTGGCCGTCTGGCCGGCGGCGCTGTTGATCTGGCCGGCCGCCCCCGCCTGATTGGCAATATTGGCGCCCTGCGCCTGGGTCAGCCCCTGGATGGCCTGCATCTGATTGCCGAAGTTCTGGCCCTGCGCCCCGGCGATCTGGCCGAGAAGCCCCGCTTGCTGGCCGGTCCTGGCCAGCTGCTCATTGCTGATCTGCCCCGCCGCCTGCTGCTGCAGGGCCTGGTTGCGACCGAACTGGTTGGCGAGAGCATTGGTGCGAACGTTGCCGACCGCCTCGGTGATGCCGCGCTCATGCACGTCCGAGCCATAGCGGCCCATATTCGAAAAAGCGCGGTTGGCCTGGTCAGCGGTCCGCTGGCTCTCGGTGTCAAGCGCTTTGGAATAGTAGGGGTCATTCTTCGGGTCGAGGTATTTGCCCGAAGCGACGTCGGTCAGATAGCTCTGGTTAGCCCCCGGCGTGCCCTGGATCTGGCCATACAGGTTGTACATGCCGGTGGCGTCGATGCCACCGCCCTTGTCAGCCAGCTGCTGATACATCCCGCCGGTGTTGATGCCGTTGGCCCCGGTGGCGATGTTGCTGAGGCTCTGCAGCGCCGGCTGCTGCCAGTTCTGGATGCCGCCCGAGGCCGCCAGGTTATTGTTCATCGCATAGGCGTTCTGGCCGAGCTCGTCGCCGCGCGCCGCATTATTGCCCAGCATCTGCTGGCCCTGCTGCGTCCACCAGTTCTGCGGCGTGTACAGGAGGTCGAAGCTCGCCGGGTTGTAGCCAACCTGATTCTCGACCAGGCTTTTTGCCGACCCGACATTGCTGAGCAACGCGTCTTGCGTCGGCGCCCAGGGTTCCGTCGTGGTCGGCGTGGTCGTCGATGTCCCGCCCATAGCTAAAGCACCTTCTCCATGACTGTCCTTACTGGCTTGTAGGCTCGCAGCGCCCGCTCCCAGCCGAACCGGCCTTCAAACCTGATCCGGCTGATGCCGTGCTGTTTCACGTGAATCTCGATGTCCTCAAGGAAGTGCAGCCAACGATGCATATCCCTGCCAGCAAGCAGAAGGATCTGCGCCACACGCTCGCCTGATGGCCAGTCGCGAACCTCCATGACAAGGACGCCCTGCGGCTTGCCGTCACCGCCGCGGACCTCGAAGATCCAGGCCAGGCCCTCGGTAGCGAGATGGTGAATCCATTCCGGCGTCAGCTCGCCCGACAGCCGGGAGCAGCCAAGCTCGATCCACTCGGCGAGCAAAGGCCAGGCGGCGGCGACGTCGGTATGCTGGTAGAACCCGACCTGAAGCTCAGGTGCCTGCCGGTCGGACCGGATATTCAATGTAGGTCACCGTGACGTCTGAGCCGGCGGCGCCGGTCACCTGAAGCTGGTCGCCATGCGTCAGGCGCAGCGGCATGCACTCGATGAAGCCCTCGGTGGCCGCCTTGGGCAAGGCGTAGTTCGTCCCCGCGGAATCATCGACCCACTCGATCAGGCAGTCGACCGGATGACCAGTGGCGTCGGCGACGGCGATCCACACCACGTCATAGGCCGCCTCGTCGGGCACGGTGATGATCGTGGTCACGGTCGTGCCAGTAAGGTTGACGCCGACCGACCGGTATTTGGCCGCCGGGAAGACCGCCGCCATCAGCCAGCGCGACTGTCCCAGTGAACCAGCGCCAGCTTAGCTAGCTGGACATTGTCGCTGCGCACCGCGTCGGCCAGCATGCCGGCCCTGACGATCCAGTCATGCGGCACCACGGTCTGGCCGCTCGCCGCTGGACGATCAGGCAGCGGCACCACCGGCCGCTTCTCCAGGCGATCGATGCGCTCCTTGAGCACATCCCTCACCGCGTCTTCTGTCGACGTATTGACTATCTGCGTCATCTAGACCCATCCGGTTTCATGGCCAATTCTATGCCCTGCGCGTGCGACCACGCCGCCCCCGCCGGGATCGTCATCCTCACCCTTTGAATGCGCCCCATCGACCGCATCCAGGCCCACCCACGGCGATCGATCGGCCGCTCGGCCGTCCATACCGTCGCATCGGACGGGCGTTCCTTGCGCCCCACCGCGATGGTCGCCGCCGCGGCGTCGGTGAAAGGCTGGCAGCCCTTGACGAAACCGCGCTTGCCCGGCACCGGCTGGAAGTCGGCGGTCTCGATGATCGCCTGCATGGGCGGGCCATTGAAGAACGCCAGGCGATGATCAGCGGTGAATGCCGCCCAGGTCGTCCCGCCTCCGACGAGAAACCGGCTGTCGAGGCTGAACGGCACCTGGTCGAGATCGTCGGGCAATGCCATCGAGGCCAGCAGCACCGACAGATTGTCCATCGTGTAGCTTGGCACCTGCGCCGCTTGGATCGCCTGCGTGCGCACCTCGGCGCCCGTCCATTTATCTACCTGGACGTCGTAACAGAGGATGAAGTCAAGCGTCTGGTCGCTCGTGTTGCCGGGACCGGGGATAATCCAGTAAATCCTCGACCGTTCGGGGTCGGTCGTGCCCTGGATGACCGACAGCCGCGACTGATTGCTGGTCTCCTTGAACCAGGCATCGACCCGGTCGACGCCGATGCGCTTGGAGGCGCCACTGCCATCGGTCGCCATCCAGCCCTCTTCGCTGAGGTAATAGGCGGTGTTGGCGAGGATCACGAGGCTATCGGGCGCCACCAGGCCGCGGGATTGCTCGATCTTAGAGATGGTGAAAATCGCATCATTGGCGACCGGAAGAATCTTCCTGATCATTCCCTCTTGGAAAATCAGCCCGGTCTCCATCGGCGACAGGCCGGTGACCCGGCCGCCATCCGGCAGGAGTTGCCGGGTACAGTCCATCTCGCCGAGCACCCACCAGTCGGGATTGTTGCGCCCGCTGAGCCAGATGTAGTTCGGGAAGTTGGTCAGGCCGCCGAGCATCAGTTGATCGCCCCAGGCGACCACATAGCGAGCGGCCGGCGGCGAGCCCGGGTTCGGCACGACAAACCCGCCTAGTTCAACGTCGTATTGCAGCATCCCGTCATTGGCGTTCGTCATGTGCATGAACGAGCCGAACTGCTGAAAATTCCACTTCTCGTCAACCGGGACGTTGTAGCTGCCGGTCGAAATGTCGATCCAGGGCGATCCCGAGGCGTCGTAGCGGTAGAGCTTGGTCTGCGTGCCGGCGATGATGCCGAAGCCACCCGCCTCCTGCCGAAACATCGTGAAGCCGAAGCAAGGGCTGGGCAGCGGCGAGGAAACCGCCACCAGGCTCGGCCAAGGCAGATAGGAGTTAGCCCCCGGCAGGACGCCGCGGGCGTCACCGGCGAGGTTCGAGTCGAGGAGGAAAGCGTCGGGGGCGAACTGGCCGAAGGGCATCATGGCGTTAACCCAGGGATCTTCACCCTCATCCCGTGCCACCGCCCTCGGTCGGCCGCCTTAATGGACTCCTTGGCCTGCTCGAACATCTGAATGGCGCCGATATGCTCGCCCTGCTCGCGATTAAAGGGCGTGTAGTGCTTCAGCGCGCCATAGATGTAGAGCGTCGGCGCCTCGGCGAGCACCCAGTTGGTCGGGTTGGTGTCGCTCAGCGGCGGAATCATCGAGTAATAAAGGAGATTCACCGCCTGGCCGGCACCCCCCGGCACCAGGATCGTGCCGGTGTCGACGATGCATGTCCACGGCAGACCGAAGCGGCGAGCCATGCTCGTCCGGTCGACAAGCGTCAGCGGCCGGTAGTTGGCGCCGCTCCCCATGCTCGCCTGGTAAAGTTCGAGAAAATCCGGCGGCAGCGACGCCTCGCCGTCCTGGTCGAGGATCAGCGTCTCCTCCCATTGCATCTGTGCTAGGCGAAACTCTGCGTCGTGATTCAGTTCGGACTCGACCAGGGCAATGAAGCCGGCGATCTGCGGGTCGATATCGTCGCGGCCGACATATTCGGCGATCGCCGCCCGAAGCTCGGTGTAGTTCGAGAAGGCCATCGATCCTCCTACAGCCGGCCTTTGAACCGTCTGAACCAGCGATTTGAAGTGTCATTCAGGAAGCGGGCGATCCATTTCTTGTCGTGCTGGTTGGCCGCCTCCATGAACCCGGTGGCATAGGCGATATTCACCGGAATCGAGGCGACCAGCTTGCCACTGCCGAACCGTTGCCCATTGCTGTCGGCCTCGGCCTCCTTGTTCATGTCGTACAAGCTCGGCGCGTAGATCGCCTGCTGCACGACCTCCCAGGCGCCATCATCGCGAACATGCAGCCATGAGAGAATGCCCTGAACCTCGTCCCAGCCATGGAATCGGTAATCGCCGCCGGGGCGAAATTTCGCCATCCAGCCCGCATATTCGTCGTTCATTCAGGAGATCAGGCAGTCCCGCCCGACAGAAGCTGCCCGAACAAACGGCGGCGGCGGTTTAGCTTGGCCTCTTTCTCCGTCCCCTTCCGATCGACATCAGCCTTCAGTTCCTCATACCAGTCCGTCATCTCGTTAAGGGCCTTCGACCCCTTGGCGTTGGCCTCTTTCAGCCGATCGACCTGAGATGCCAACTGGATATTTTTCGCCCTCCACTGGTCGATGCGGGCCTGCATCGAGGCCAGTTCCTTCTTGAGACTCTTGACCGGGTCGCCATCGAGGTCGCGGCTATACGCCTCGCGAAGCACCTTCCGGCGCTTATCCAGATCGTTGTTCTGTTCCCTCAGCGCATCGACCGACTTGCTGAGCGCGGCCTCTTCCGCCTTGATCTGCCGCAGCTTGGCATCAACAACCAGCATCCCACCCTCGGCAGTCCGAAGTCTGGCTTCCGCCTTTTCCGTCGCCGCCATGAGGCGTTGCATATTGGAACGATGCGCCACGACTTCCGCGGCAATACACCGATGCTCTTCACGCAGTAACCCGGCCTCGGTCACAGCCTTCCGCAACATGCGGAGATCACTGAGCTTCAACGGCAATATCAGGCGTCATCCTCGACGCTGTAGGCGTTGGCCCTCACCGCAACCGGCGGCCGATGCAAGCTGTCGTCCTGGTCGACCCAGCGCCGCATCTTGGCGTCCCACACCCGGACCGTCCGCTTCTCGACATGCTCGTCAAGGAGCTTGCGCGCCTCCTCCACCGGAAGGTCGAGGATCTCGCCGGCGTCGAACCGATGCTTGCGGCCCGACAGGCGGTTGGCCGCGTCGGGATGCTCCCGCCCATCGCCGGGCCAGTAAGCCTTGAGCAGCCGCACCCTTACCGTTCGCTGCGCAGGCGGCTTAGCCCGCGGCCGCGGCGTGGGAGCCGGCTCGTCGTCCTCGGCAAGATCGAGTTCAGCAGTCGCCTGCGAGGCCTTGTGCTTAGCCGCCTCTGCCAACTTCGCCTTCCTGACTTCTTGAGCCCGCTTTATCCCTTGCCGCCGATTCGCCAGCGCGGTCTCGGCCGCGGACTGCTCGGTGTTTTCTTCCATGTCAGTCTCCTGAAAAGCCCGCCGCCCCGGCCACGACTCCGAGGCGGCGGTTCCCTTGGCGGTATTGTGGCTACCCCGCCAAAGCTAGGTTACGTGGCTCCAAACGCGGCCAATTCGAACGCCGCGAATGGTCGAAGTCCCAACGCCCAAATGACGCGCCAGTGCCACATGCGTCATGGTCGGGTTGGCGCGGATAAAGCGAACCGCCTCTTCGGTAAGACGAGCCTTACCGCTCCGCTCGCCGATAGGCGAAGTGCCCCGCTTTCGACCCTTGCGGATCATGTCCTGAGTGTTGTCCTTGTACGTCCCCACGGACAGATGAGCCGGGTTCACACAGGCCGGATTGTCGCAGGAATGCATAATCACCAGACCCTCCGGGATTGGGCCATGGTGAAGTTCGTAGCTGACGCGGTGAGCCGATTCATGAGGCGATCCCTTGCCACCTGTCTGGATGCGGCCATACCCGTTAGGCGTCTTGTGTCCATCCCACGGCCAGCACTCGTCATCGGCTC